AAAGCATATGAAGAATATCACGAAAGATTTGGTGAACCAAAAGAGGGTGAGTTCTACGATTATGAAGTACTTACGCAGTTTGGTAAATTCTTTGATAAGATAATTGATTTAAGATAAACTAAAAAAGGGGGCAATTAAGCCCCCTCTTTCATAACAGATTAGTAACCCATATCATGACAAAACTATTACTACCTGTTATCTCCACTGCCGCCTAGCATACCCCTAGACTTTCTATCAGCAAGTTTTTCAATGTTGTCTTCCATAACCTTGCCTAGATTAACGCCTAGTTCATGTGCAAGTACAGCAATGTACCAACACACATCACCTAACTCTTTCGTAATCTCTGCACGTTTAGCAGGGTTATCCCCATCACGTATTAGCTTCTTAGCTTTGTTAGCAATCTCACCTGCCTCACCTGCCAGTCCTAACGTCAAGTACGCTAGGGCTGTTTCTTTTGGGAAGATGGCTGTCTTACATGCCTTCTGTTGGTATAGTGATGCTGTAATGCCACTCATTTGTTTCTCCTTCATCCACTGTTTAGCTTCTTCCTCTAGCCTGTTCATTTTGTAGTACCTTCTGTAGATTCTCATGATAGGCAGTGTTCCAACCTCTATGCCACTCCCTTGCTTGCATTGTATTTGAATCAATTGGGCAGGTCAGTCTACCTTTTTTGAAGGCTTCCTGACCCCACTCAAATTGAATACGTAAGGGTGCATCATATTTGCTTAGTCCGTTACGCCGCACTGTCTTCACTTTCTTCAGCTTTAGGTTCGTTCACCGAAGCCACTAGCATCTTGGTGAAAGCATCTTGTGCTGCTCGTAACTGGTCAATACCAAACTGTGCTTGAGCAACCTTCGTATTTAAGTCACGAATCTGATTCACTAGATACTGTTCATTGTTTTCTAGTTCGTCATAGTCGTACTCTTTACCATCAATAGTAATCATTTGTTTTTCGTCATTCATTTTAATTCTCCTTTTCTTTCTGTTTAAGTTTCTTCCATTCTTCATAACTAGGATGGCTACGTGGGGGATTGTACTGTACCCAACCATCCCCACGCTTCCACACTAACTTACCACTAAGCTGCTTCGATGTCAACTATTTCACATACCCCTGCAGTACAAGCTAACTCACGCCCACCTGAAGTTGTATCCTCTTTCTCAAACTCTTGCAACAATGACCAGTCTACATTCTTTGGCATCTTTGTCAAGAACTCTTTGTAATTATCTTCATCAATGTCCTGATAAGGTGCTTGTTGGTATGTATGCTCACTGAATGGCAGGAAGCTGATACCAGATACCTCATCAAAATGTTCATACACCCAAGCACCTACGTCCATCCATTCATTTTCCTTTACAGAAATTGTTACGCTAGGCTTATGTTCGCACCAATGCCGCTGGTAAGTCAGCCAGAGTTTAAGCTGCTCAATAGCTGTCATTTCGGTACGAGTTACTGCGTTCTTAGGTGACTTCATAGGGAAGCTGAACACTGTTGTTGAGTCGGGTTTCATTACATCAGGTTCAGCAGGGATTCCCTGTGAAATAAGGAACTGTGTTAGTGGGTCTTTGTTATCGCCACGAACAGTACGAATGTAATATGGGTTGTGACGAGCGTGAATACCACTTGCTGCATCAGTAAGCTGTGATACTGTACCACTAGGCTTGACACAAGTGACAGCAGTTGACTGTGGTATCTTAAGCTGTTTAGCCATAGCCTTGTTAGATTCAACAGCTACAGCACGTAACAACTCAAGCACTGTTTCCAACTTACCACCTGCAGTGGCTGTCAGTTCATTGTCCATGATGCCTGTAAGTGACACACCCAGCAACCGTTCTTCCTCTGTGTTCTTCTGCCAAATCTTGCGCAGATAACGGAAGTTAGTCAGAGTTGCTTGGAATGTACCAAGAATAGTGGCAAGGCGTACCTTTTCTTTGAGAGTTTCTACTGTATCATTCTCACGTACAACTACCTCTGATAAATTGCAGAACTGATATGGACGTAAAATGATTTCACTGCAAGGGTTGCAACCAAAGTCATGCTCAACATCACGTCTACCATTCTTAGCTGCCTGCTTCTTAGCTGACTGACGATTAAAGATGCCACGCTCACCTGACTTGCTGTCATACAAAGACAACCACTCACGCATGAATGTACCCATCTCAGGCTTAGTCTTGTACGCCACAGAGTTATTAGCCAACGCACGTTGCCCTTCGTTCTCCCACCACTGACCTGACTTAGCATGTGCCATCTGGTCATCATTGAGATTAGACAATGAAATCAATGCGCTACGGCGTACACCACCTACAACTACAACCTCACCAATCTTACACATAATGTCGTGACATTCAATTGGGTATAGCCTACGTCCAGCAGCACCCTTGAACTTTTGAATACAAAACTCAAATAGTTCTACAAGGGGCTGTGGGCCTGATGCACGACCACCAAAAGTCTTTAGCCGTGCGCCAGCAGGACGTACTTCGCTGACATCGAACTTAGGTACTTGTCCAGTGTACAGCATAGCAATCAATTCTTTAAGTGACTTAGCCCAACCCGGACGTGAATCACCTACCTTGATTACTGTATCTGTATCGTGGAACTCTTCGCTAACCATAGGTAGCTTCTCAATGCAATGACGCTCAACGCTGAAGCCAACGCCAGTGCCACACATAAGAATGTACATAGACTCGTCAAAGGCACGAGGGCTATCTACAGGCACATAAGAACAGTTGTATCCACCTACGTGGCAGCGATCTAGTGCTGGCCCAGCAGTCATCAATGCCCTCATAGAAGGCATGATGGACTGGTTGAGTACAGCTTCTTCAAGTTCACCTCTTAGTGTGTCTGGTAGCTTATAGCCATTGTTATTAAGCAAATGGTCAGCGATATAATCAAAGTATCTAGCGACAGTTTCACCCCATGTCTCCCTTCGTTGTTCTTCTTCTTTCCATCTTGCATAGCGTGAAAGTGCTATGAAGTTTTGATAGTCTGTTGGTAATGTATTACTAATCATCTCTCTACTCCGTTACTGTTCTAATGTTTCTGATGGTGGCACCTTCTATGTCATAGAAGTATTCTTGTATGCCGTCTTCTAACTCCTCACCTACTCGACCATCAGCGGGGATAGGGTATTCTTCTTCATCTACGTCAAGGGTAATAAACATTTTAACTCTTATCACTTGCCATCACCTCTTCAATCAACTTGTCCAGATACCACTGTGCTTTCTTCAAGTCTTCCAATGGTTTGTCTTTGTAATCGAAACGCCATAGGTATTTCATAATGTTACCTTGTAGATAGTACTTGAACCCATCACCAGTAGCAGCAGAGATAGCGTGAATACACTCAATGCCTGTCTGGTTATAGTGGGGTGGACTGTTGACCATATCAACATTACCATAGGCTTCCTTGCCAGCTTGTTCTGCTTCTATCATCTTCTTCATAAACGTATCATGTCTCATGCTGAACCCCCTGTCTTAGTGTTAAAGTTAAGATGTATTACGTTACCGTCATAGGTCTTTTCTACACCTGCTTCTCCCTCTAATTCTACATCAATATCCATCTCCGTGTCCATAACTTTTGTTACATAATCGTGTACAATATTGCGTAACTCTTCTACTTCTTCCATTACAGGAACGGAAGCGCACATCATCTTAGCAAGATGCATCACCTGATAGTAGTCTTCATCGTCCATAGGATTATCTGGCATTGCCATAATAGATATGTCAACTTCACCTGACCACGTACCATCATCATTAGCGAATGGCCTAACACGTATAAGGAAGTCTTCTGTGTTTACTTCTTTGGATAGTTTTTCCATCATGTCCATACTTATCTCCTTTTCACTTTTGTGCCGCCAAACTTAATAAACTTTGGATGCTTGTTCTTACCCTTCTCCTTCAACCAATCTTCAGGAATGATCCTGTCGTAATATCGAAAGCCGTGCCTAATGCACCAGTCTGCATACGAAGACTTGGCACCCTTACTTAACTTAGATTTACTATTAGTAAACACAAAGCGTATATCCAGCTTGGGATGCTGCTTCTTAATGGCGATATGCTTGCGCCTATCTGCTGCCATGAACCTGCCCTTTGTCTCAATGATGATACCATTGTAGAGTACAAAGTCAGGGGTATAGGTGCGGTAGGCTAGGTCTTCCCATTCAATCTTGATGTTCTCATAGTCATACTTGACCTTGTGTTCATCAAGATAAATGGATAGATTGTGTTCTAGCCCACTGCGATACCCATGTTTTATAGCCATACGCCTTGCCTTATGCAGCAATTACATCACCAATGTAGCTAACTGTAGGCGGGTTCTTAGCCTGTGACTTTACAGCAGGACGCTCAGTAAGAGTATCCCAACAATCAAAACGATAGCTGCAGAATTTACATCCGTCATTAAGGACTTTATTACCTGTGGGCTTGCCACGAAAAGTCTCAGGCACTGGTTCAAAACATCTTTCAAACTTGTTCTCCTTTACTGTCTTTACTGTTGTCTCAATCTTACTGATCTCTTTATCCAGATCAAGACCTGTAGCTGGTACATATTTAAATGCCCCATTAGCTTTGTTGACTACCCACCAACCACCAGCACGTTTGCCTGATGCTTTAGCGTAGCCAGCTAACTGTCCTACGTATCCAAACCCATCACCACTGGCAAGGGTGTCAAAGGAATCAAACTTGTTTCTGTATGACCAGTCTGAAGCTGATTTAATATCATCGACTGCATCGTCAATGACAATATCATATGAGCCGTTAATGTGAGTATCGCCAACGTCCAGAGTAACCTTTTCAGTATCTTCATACTTAACACCTGCTTCTTTGAGTAATCCTTTGAAGACAGCTTCAACGATGTCTCCAATCATCATGTTCATTATGAAGGTGGTAGGAAATGGAAGGGCAACTTCCGGCTTGTTCTTCTCGTACCAAAGCTGGCAAGTAGGTCTGCCAACATTAGACATACGGATACGGAAGTCACCCCTCTTGTTTCCCCCACCAAACTGACGCTGCAATGCATCGGATATATCTGTGGCTACTTGTTTAATTGTTTCCGCAGACATTGTGCTATCACCTTTGACAGCACTATCCATGTATTGATGTAACGCCAGTTCAGCAGGATGATTCATTATGCCACCTCTTCTTCAAACTCAACATCAACCACACCGTCAATGTCTACCTCGTCTAAGTCCATATCATTCTTGCTTGATGCTTTCTCAGCGTAAGCATTGATGATGTACTCATTATAGTTAGTCACCCAAGACATGAAGTCAGCAAACTTCTCTTGGTCATCCTGTGTAAGTTCAACGCTGTTAGTAGCGTCCAAGGATGTCTTAGGCAGGTAGAAGCTGTTACCATTAGGCAGCTTACGCTCTTCAGTATTCAGCGTAACATTATGCTGCACAGGTAGACGCTTCATCTTGGCAAGCTGTGTGAACACACCGCCAATAGTCTTGAAAGCATCACGGTTCTCAACTTCCCAGATGAATGGTGTAGCTTCTAGTTCAACAGGCTTACCATCTGCATCCTTTGGATTAATCAACTCAACTGTACCAAGCACAACTCGTACACGCTTGATTGAACGGATGAGTTCTTTGGTTGCATCTGGCAAGGACTTGAAGTCCTCAATCCAACCAGAAGGTTTACCACAGTTAAAGCCACCATCGTTATCCTTCAAGTCCATGTTAAGCGTATCAGCCATAACAGTCTTGACGTAACGGTTAGGTGTACCACCATTACCCATAACAAACTTCTTGTACATGAAGCGTTGTAGGAATGGACGCATTACTGCTGACTCTGCGTAGTACGTAGGACCATCAGGAATCTCTAGCTTGTATGTGCCACCCTTAACCTTGATGGTATCTGACCCAAGGATAGGTGTGTGGTTGATGCGCAGTCGAGCAAGGAACATGCCTTGTTTCT